CGCATCAGTAATGGAGTATCTAAATGCGACAGGTTATTCAAATACGACCAAAATTTCATAGGATACGCAACGCAGTAGAAACGCGTGGGCGTAGGTACTACACCCTTGTATACAATCCGAACAACTTTAAAGATGCCAAGTGTGCAGGTGTACCAACAGAAAACTTCTATCCCATAACGGATAAGTTCACGCCTGGACAGGAGCGCTACATACGAGAGCGAATCTGTGGTGGTTGTCCAGTCATTGAGGCATGTGCCGAGTGGGGATTAGCCCACGAACGCTACGGTATATGGGGTGGCATGACTCCAGTGATGCGTGATAGAGAACGCAAAAGGAGAGGTTGGGCACTGATTGACCCGCAGTTGAAAGACAGGGGAAATTAAGTTAAACTAGAACAGCAAGCACCGCTTAGGTACCAGTCCCGAAGGCGGTGCTTGTTTATTTATGAGGCAGACTTATCGCCAGTAATAACACGGATAGCCCAATCAAGTCCAGTGTTTAAACCTTTAGACCACTCATCTTTCTCAGGTATTTTTGAGTACTCAATTTTCTGTATAAACTTTTCTATTATTGCTTTGTGTACCAAGTTAAAGCGTTCAAAGAAATCATCTTCCGTCATAGTTTAAACACATTGTGCATTAACATAAATACTTCATCAGATAAATCATCAAGAGTTCCATCGTTATAGAGCACTCGTTTAAACATGTGGTTATCCAAAGCGCGTTCACTGATATGGTCATTGACTGCGCCATGGTTGTGTCTGTTTATACGCCACACTTCCCCATCTTGGTTCTCAATCATGCGTGCTTCGTTAGGGAAGCGAACATCGGGTATAACAATGCGTTCATCAGTGGCGACCTGATTCAACAAACGCCACACCCAAACATCTTCATGGATTAACTTGCGACCAACCTCGGTGCCCATGACCTGAAGTAAACGGCGCACCTCATCTTTAGACTTGGCGACATCCCAACCATACATCTGCACTACCTCGTTTAAACGCATGCCATCATGAAGAATAGGATTCAATGCAAGTAGTGCTTCACGAATACCATCAGCAAATGCCATGCGTTTAAACCCATAGTTAAGTACGAGTAATTCTGCAACTGTATCCTTACCACTGCGAGCGTACCCACTCAATCCGACAATCATTTATCCTCCTCGTATGGACTTTCCTTCTGCTCTTTATGGCAGTTCATGCACCAATAGTAATCAACTGGGTCATCAAAACTATCGCCCGCTAGTGTGCCAACCCAAAAATGAAAACCAAACAAACACTTCAAACGGTTATACCAATACCAAAGGTAAATCACTCTTGCTCCTCCTGATTCCTAATCTCTGCTCTCGCTTCTGCATTGGAGCGAACGCGCCTGCGCCCACGCCACACTGGTGCCTCTCCACCTAATCTGTCTTGTAACTTATTCAATGCCCGTTTAACACGCTTACGCATGGCTTCCTCAGTAGTTCCATAAGTTTCACCAAGGGCACCAAACTCCATACCGCCATTGGCATAACGCATACGAAGTAAGTCTTTGTCTGTCTTGTTTAAACGGTCCAAGCCTGCAGCAACATCTGACAAAAGTGCAATGCGATTACCACCCTCAGATGGTTTAGTGCTACGACTTATGTACTCACTGCTCATATCAGGGGTATCTGTCCAGCCTTGGTGTGTCCATACATCACGCAATAGTTCATGCAACACCTCATGTGTGTAGTAAAAACTATCATTGATTGGTGCGCGAGATAGGTGCGAGCGCTCTTTGGCTACATACTTCTGTGCTTCATTATAGAAAGTCTTACGCAGTTTAAACTTTAGACTTTCCTCTGCGCTCCATTGTTCTATCTTGTGCCAGTGTTCTAGTGCCCACAATGAAAGGTGCTGGTATAAATCATCAGCAGTTACAAGCCCACGGTGTATGCGATTAGCACGGGTTGCAACTTGACGAGCAACACTATAGATAGTTTCCCAAACTTTATCTTGACTATCCATCTTTAGATTCTGCTTTCTCGTTCTTTAACTTACGCATTGCCATAAGTAAATCATCTACAGTTATGAGATAACCCTTGCTCTTGTTCGGTGGTATCTCGCAAGTAATCTCACGACCAAATTCTTTTACAGCATAAAGAACATGAGAGGTAGGAATCATGAGCACACCTTGTTCAAGTACGAACGCCCAATAATCTGCCTCGGTTACCATCACGCCCGATGGTTCCCAAGACTTTGACTTCATGTACCAGCACTCAACTTCAACATATAAGTTATTGGTTACCCACCACTTTCTATCACGCTTGACTTCAACTTTTTTACCTTGAGTGAGCAGTTCTTCTACGAGTTGCTCACCCTTCCTGCCGTATCCAAAATCTAAATCAAATGATGAGTTTTTGACCACTTGTTTAAACACCCACTCGCTTTCGTAGTCCCTCTGCTCCTTCGGTAAGGAACACATCGTTAACATCGCAGTTGTCAGGCATGAACACGGGGAATACATTGTCCAATTCTCTTGAGAGGGTCTTTGCCATCTCTTTACCTGCGTTGTCACCATCACAAAACAACATAATCTTTTCCCAGTCTGCAAGAACACGAGAGTAAAACGGTTTCCAGTTGTTAGCCCCAGGCAATCCCACTGCTGAGAAGCCAACTTGTGTAGCGATGATGGTGTCTAATTCACCTTCGCATATCACAAGGAAATCTGTATCACTACTAAGCGCATCAACATTGTAAATGTGTGTGCTTGCTCCAGGTCTTGACAGATACTTCGGACCGCTATCATTGTTTAAACTACGGAAACGAATATCAATCACGCCCGATGGAGTGAGGTAGGGGATAGCCAACTTACCAAGGTAGGGTTCATGTCCTGCTTCAGGATTCGCCACGAATCCGAGGCGGAACATACGCGCCGTTTGCTCCGTTATACCGCGATTCGTTAGGTATGGCAACGCTTCTCCTAGGCTTGTTGCGTAGTTCTCCGTTGCTTTCGCCAGTAATTCTCTCTGCGATTTTGAGAGCCTTGCCATAATCCACTCCTTCTTTCTTCATGATTAATGAATACACATCTCCTGCCATGTCGCAGGCAAAACATCTGAAGCCACCATTGTCTATGTTTAAACGAGCAGACTTCACATGGTCATTATGAAAAGCGCAACGAACTGATTGCCACCCTCCACGATTCTGAGGAATTACAAATCCGTAATGCTCAAGTACTTTAACGATGCTGTGCTTAGAGGTTGGGGAGGACATCACTGAGTTTCTGAACGACATAGGCTTCACCTGTCCCTTTGTTGCTTGCCTTGATAATCACCAATGGCGTAGGAGCAACTGTCAATCGCTTTGCAATACGGTAGTTCTCTGCCTCAATCTCAGACTCACGAATCCAACCACTCAAATCAATACGACCATCACGGCGTGGAGCCTTGGCTTCCACTACATAAATGCCATTGACTCCAGGAACAAACACATCACCAATATCATTACGACCAGCACGAGGTAAACGCTGTGCGTTTAAACCTTGTTGCATAAAGAAATCAGCAAGGTCTATTTCCCATGCAGCACCTCTACGCTTGTTCGCTACTTGCTGACTTGGCATCGCGTTCCCTTCTCTCTGCTGCTGCCTCTGCTGCTGCCCAATACAGGTTGTAATAGGCTTCATCAAAAGCAAATCGTTTCATGTGCTTAGCAAGTACACCAGTGTGGGCATGAACAGGTATACCTGCAGCCTTTACCTTTCTGAAGAAAGAAATATCTTCACCGATAAATTTATCTCCTCGTTCGTTGTTCTCGCCAAACCAGAACTGGTCAGGGAACTTATCGTTTAAACCTTTGAGTACGCTCTTGTGCATCAGCACTAAACCCATGCCTGCATTGTCAACCTTTACTATCTGATTCTTAGGTAAAGGATGAAGATAACTAATCTCATACTCATTGCCAGTTTCATTAAAGACACAAGGCATAGGCTGCATCAATGAGCCTTCCATGTTCTTGCTAATGAAGTAAACGCCACTGACTATAGGGCGGGCTACCTTGTCAGCAGCATCCCATAGACTCTTTAGCATCTCTTTGGTTAAGACAGCACACCCATAGATGCTGCATGTATTAGCGTATAAACCAAGCCTTCAGTAAACTTACCATCAGTAGTGCCATTGTCGCACCAAATAATAGAAAGCATTTCTTTATTACTATGCGCCATGTTTCATACTCTTTTCTGAATTGTCTAAAATTTTCATTGCATGTTCGGCTAACTCTTTAAAGTTCTCCGACATGATAATTAACTTTCCTGCGATTTCTTCTCGGCACTCTCCTCCGTGTTCTTCCCTGAGATGAGTAGCAAGTTGCGCCACATAGTCAGCAAACTGGATTGACTCAAACCAGATGGCGGAAGGGTTGAAGATTTTATTTGTCGTTTCATCAACAAATTCCACAAAGTTTGGGAGTTCATTTATCAGTGCTTCCTTTATCACTTCGGGTAGTTTCGCTTGGAGTATCGCCTCCTCCACCATCTTCGGTGTAATTGACAGTTCCTCCACTGAAAAGTGTTTTGTGTTGTTCTTGGGTGAGTTCTTTGAACCGCCCTGTTTCTTTCTCCTGCCAAACATAAGTTCTCCATCCCACTGTCCAAGTAAAGTTCTTAGGTATAAACATTAACTGCGCTTTCATATCTGTAATCAGTGTCTTAGTAGGCACGACTACATCTTCGCTATCTACTGAGCCTACTACTTCGCCCATGTTTTCAACTACTCGTAGTTCCCAGTTAGTATCTTCTGTCATTTATTTCCTTTCATTATGGTGCAACTAAATCTTTAATCTGCATACTCGCAGGGTCATAAGCAAGCCATACTGGTGTTGCGCCATTGGCATCGGCTGGTCCGTATCGGTTCTTCACAGCACAGACACCCATTGATGCAAGTTGTCCATGGACTGTAAGTATTAATGATGGAGTCTGAGCAATTTTTCCATGCAGTGCAGAGCGTGGTGGGCAAGGATTGCCATTAACGCCTTCACTTGTATGGTGGCAAACAACAACAGCAGCGCCAGTATCTCTAGCCCACCACTTGAGTTCACGCATGAGAGTGCGTAATCCGCCCCACTCATCTTGTCCATCAAGGGTTACATCTACGGCGTTATCAAGCACAATAAGTTCAACATCTTTACCAAGTCGCTCACGAGATGCAAGGATTGCATCCTCAATATCTTTGAGTGTAGGTGCTGAATCAAACTCCCACATGATGTGGTCAGCAGGCTTGAGCATTTGTGCTGCCCACTCCCTATCTGCTTCCATCATTGGTTCAACTTCTGCTTGTGACCTACCAGTTAACATCGCAAGTAGGCGCAGGCTCATAGTGTGAGAGTGTGTATCTGCAGAGATATAAAGGGTTGGTACCTGCACATGCACCGCAAGTGAAAGAGCAAGTGTTGATTTACCAGCCCCTGGAGGACCAGCAATCAT